CCTTTGGATTTAAAGAGCTTTACTTCTTCGCAGATGAGCTTATCTAAATTATAGGCAGGGTTTACATTCCCTGCCTATTTTAGTATAATGTATAGATTAAACAAAGGAAGTATATAATGATCTTGATTGACTATTCAGGTATCTCTATTGCCCCTATTGCTATGGGTGCAGTAAAGTGGGATGATGAAAACCTTATTCGCCACATGATTTTGAACAGTATTCGCTTATATCGCAAGAAGTTTAAATCATATGGCGATGTAATTATCGTGGGAGATAACGGCGGCAACTGGCGCAAAGATGTTTATCCTGAGTATAAAGGTAAACGGAATAAAACCCGTGATGAGTCTAAAATCGACTGGGACGTTGCATTTAAAAGCATTAATCTAGTCTTAGATGAAATTCGTGATAACTTCCCATATAAAGTTATTAAACAATATGGTTGCGAAGCGGATGACACTATTGCCGAAATCGTAAAATGGACTCAAGAGTTTGGTAACTATGAGGAAGTTATGATCGTATCTGCTGATAAAGACTTCAAGCAGCTTCATAAATATGGAAACGTGTCGCAGTATTCGACTATTACTAAAAAGCTGGTAAAGGTTGAAAACCCACGACTAGAACTTATGGAGCATATCCTTAAGGGCGATCAAGGTGACGGTGTGCCTAACGTTCTTTCTGATGATAGAGTATTTGTTGAAGAACGACGTCAAAACGTCCTATCAGCCAAGAAAAAAGCAGCTCTTATGGAAGACCCTAAATCTTTGGGTGAAGAAGTCTATCGCAATTATCTTAGAAATAAAAAGATGATTGATTTAACAGAAGACTCGGCATGTCCTGAGTCTGTAAAACAAGAAATCATAAATAGTTTTGTAAGCCAAGATCCGTCTGGCAATAGTAAAAAAGTTATGAATTATTTAATTATGAAGCGTTGTAGGCTTCTATTGGAATGTGTGGGAGACTTTATTTAATGGCACTAATGGTATATGAAGTTTTGGAAAAATTTGCCAAAGCTGAAACACGTAATGAAAAGATTAAAATTCTACAGGATAATAATAGTCAAGCTCTGCGTGACATTATTCAAGGTTCGTTGGATCCTCGTATCGTATGGTTGTTGCCTAAGGGCGATGTTCCATATACTGCGTGTGACCCACATAACGCGCCGACGACCCTACTAAAAAAACATAAAGACTTCTTATATTGTGCTAAAGGTGGCAAGGGCGATAATATGCCTTCCGTCAAGCGTGAAAAGATTTTCCTTGGGATTGTTGAGTCCATCCATCCTAAGGACGCAGAATTGGTGTGCAAAATGATTAACAAAAAGCCGCCAGTAAAAGGTCTAACTGTAAAACTAGCACAGGAGGCATTCCCTGGCTTGTTATAGTTTAGACGTTAATTTTAAACCTTAATCAGAAGTGTGTTCGTTTATGCGATCACACTTTTTTTATTTGGAGACAAACTTATGGTTTCAGCAACAATCGACCGCTTAAAGAAAGATTCACGAAATCTCGGATGGGCCGCGGCAAGATATAGAAAACAAGGAAGAACAGATAGAATGTATAAAGTATTAAACAAAAAAGCTTATCTAGACGACCAAATTGCTGAAATAGAAGAAACGCTCCTAGTACTAGTATCTGCATAGTTATACAATAGCCTCGGTTGCAAAAATAAATGCAATCGGGGCTATTTTTTTATGTACAGCACCGATATTGTAGTGTAGAAATTATATAACATAAGGAGATACACAATGACAAACATCACATTCACTCAAACAATCGCCAACCAAATTCCTCAAGGCCTTGACCGCTACGATCAAATCTTCGCAGCTAAGGAACTGATCCTTAAAACCGATTCTCATATCCTAGCTACATGCAGAGAGACTCTAGAAGAAATTGAAGAAATTATCTTACAAAGGGATGTATTACAAAAATAAGGGTGTACAAACCCTTCAAACTCTGTATAATAAAGTTAACAACTTTAAGGTGGGACAGTATACCATGAATATTTTCATACTTGACAAAAATCCAGTTAAAGCAGCACAGCTTCAGTGCGATAAACATGTGGTTAAAATGGTATTAGAGTCAGCACAAATGCTCTCTACAGTACATCGTGTGTTAGATGGTAAGCTTACTAAGATTCCCTCTAAGTCTGGTAAGACTATGGTTAAGCATTGGAAATTGGACCATCACGATGATATTATCTATAAGGCTGTACACGTAGGCCATCCGTGCACTGTTTGGTCTATGGAATCCAATAACAACTACAATTGGCACTACGTACACTTTGTAGCTCTGCATGACGAGTTTATGTATCGTTATGGTAAGACGCACAAATCGTTCGACGATCTTGGCGAAATCCTTAAGTCACCTCCTCGTAACATCCCAGTCGGTCCGCTTACACCATTTAAGCTTGCAATGGGTGCAGCACCAGAGTGCATCAATCCCCATGATCCAGTTGGTTCCTATCGTGCATTCTATCAAACCAAGCAAGATCGCTTCTCTATGGATTGGACTAAGCGGGATATTCCAGAATGGTTTGAAAAAAAGTGTGCATAGGGGTTTACATTTAATTTGAAATAGTGTAGTATAGTTATATCAACAAGGAGATATCTTATGCATACCTACTCTGAAGAACTCTTCTCGGACTTCCACAAAGACACCTACGGTTTCCGTCCTCGTGCACATGAATTCTACGATGCCACCCCCGAGCGTAAGCAGGAAATCTGGGATGCTATGGGTGTGGATTTCGACATCGAGCAAGAGCGTGAGCGTTTTCAGAAGACGGAAGACCTTGCTGCTTTCTACCGTGAGATTGAAATGCACATTGCCTTTGGCGCAAAGGATCGGGTTGATGCTCTTCGCTGGATGACTCAGGGTGAAAAGTTCTACCATCAACAGGATGTTGAGCATTGGGTTTGGAATCAAGGGATCCTTTTCACCGATGAAGGTCGTGCTCTTGTGAAAGAGCTTATGGGAATCGTTAAATTTGAGGAGTGGAACTAATGTGGGCAATTGAAGCACGTAACTTTGGTCCTGATGCAGACTATTTCTATCTTTCTGGTTTGGCCGAAGCAGAGTCTAAGAAAATGCACAAAAACTTTGCTAACTCTGGTGAATGGGCTATGGTTCGTTCATGGGATAAACGAGCAGAGTGGGAGCAGGAAAAAGCCAACGAACGTATTCGCAACTGGAAGAAAAATGTTTCTTGACTTTTGTGGATACAAACTCTCTAAGCTACAAGAGGATATGATCCAAAGCGCTGCTAGTCACGCTCTGAATTTACTTGTATCGAAGCGTATGAAAAATACACTTGAGATTACCATTACAATCGAAAAGAATCTGCTACATGAGCGTAACATTTGGGGTGACATGGATGTTGATGATGATGATCGTTCTCCTAAACTCTTCGAGATCCGTCTCAACTATTCCGGTGTACGCTCGTTCAAACAACTGATAAGAACACTTGGTCATGAACTTGTTCACGTTAGCCAGTTTGCTACTCGTCGTTTGCGCAACTTATCCGGCCCATGTAGAGTGGGATTTCTTACTGAACACTACAACACTATAGAAACAGAATATTATTCCAGACCATGGGAAATAGAAGCACATGAACTCGAAGAAGAAATCTACAACTACATCCTCGAAAAAGACCCGAAAATCGAAGACTACATCAAATCTAAGAATTGCCGGGGATGGGCAATCTCTGTTCGCAGCGGTAACATATGACATATTAGAAGAAATACAGTTTGGGAAAGAGGGTACACATTTACGATTAGTGGAGTCCCATATCGGTAAAAAAAGATATATACAATGTTGGTCCACTTTATCCAACCAATGGAACAATATGTATTTGTATAACGTGAATGAACAATGGGCGAAATGGAAACATACACATGCCAGTATACACTCTCGAAGATCTAAAAACGAAACAGAGACACGATGTAACGTGCAGCTGGGACGAACTACAGACAATGCTAAACGAACAACCAGATGTAAAGCAAGTGCTGTCAGCCCCAAAGATAGTAAGCAGCCGAATGGGAAACAACGATCTAAAAGTACCGGACGGATTCAAGGATCTGCTAAAAAATAAAGTTAAAAAAGGCTCAGGAAAGGGCAACACCATTAATGTCTAGATCATATTCTTCTAATGCTATTCGCATAGAGCATCTTCCATCATTTAACCCTTTAACTGAAAATCAGAAAAAAGCATATGATGATTGGAAAGATAATAAAAGCCATCTAGTACTTTCTGGTTCTGCCGGTACTGGTAAAACATACATGGGCATTCGCTTTGCTATGGAAGCCGTTCTCGATAAAGAAAGCCCATATGAGCAACTTGTAATCGTACGCTCAATTGTGCCATCACGTAATATCGGTTTCTTGCCTGGAATGGAAGAAAAACTTGATCCATACAAGAAGCCATACCAACAACTCCTGACTGAGATTTTTAATAACAAAGAAGCGTGGTCTAAGCTTGAAGCAACTGGTCGTGTTGTATTTGAACCTACATCATTCTTACGTGGTACATCATATCATAATGCAATTATCCTTGTTGATGAGATGCAGAACCTAAACTTCCATGAACTTGACACTGTAGCCACTCGTGTGGGTTATAATTGCCGTATGATTATGTCTGGGGATTACTATCAGTCAGACTTTGATAAAGAAGATGAGAAGAATGGTATTCTTACATTTATGCGTATTGTAGAAGACATGGCTAAATTTGAGATTACCGAATTTACATGGAAAGATATTGTCCGTTCAGACTTTGTTCGTGATTATATTATGACAAAGGAAATGTTAGGTATTAAATGAGCCAGTTTGATCCAACTCGTCCTGGTTACTTGACCACTATTGATAAAGGTGTTGCTGACAAAATTTATCAATACTATTTGTCTAAAAAAGATGATGAAGAATTTGTCCATCAGTGTGCTTCTCATAGTCTAATAGATACGGCAATAAATCCTAAGTGGCAATCCGACTTATCTAATGAAATGGAATATCTTAAAAATTATACGTATCCATTCGGCGGAGATGTGTATTGCCATTGGTTAAAGGTATATAATGAAAATCAACATCATCTAGGAGGTTTTCTAGGATTGCATCAAGATTATGGCGAATTTCCCGAGTTAAAAAATCAGGGAAAAATGATGATAACAAATTCCATATTATTACATCAAAGTGATGATTTAGAAGGTGGTGAGCTGATCTTTGCTGGTGATTCATTTGATAACACTAAAGACAAAATTAAAGCGCCAGATAGACCTTATAATACTCAACACATAATGCACCGAATGGAAATTGATAAACAAAAAAATGTTGGAGACGTTATGTGGTGGCATGGTTATACCGTTCATGGGGTATCCAGAATAAAAAAGGGTAATAGAGTTACCTTTATGATTATTAAAACAACCGATATCAATGATAGATATTTTAAGAAAGAAAGAAATGGCTAAGTATACGCGTTTTGACCCTCGTAATAGAAAATATGGTCGTAACAAAGATCGATCTTTGAAAAAAGATTTTAGGATTCGCGAAGCTGAAGATAATAAAGCTAACAAATATTACGGTAAGAAAATAGAATGGGTGAATGTTGATGAGACCGAAGATCAGAGTACTTAGATATATCCGAAGAGTCTTGATTGCTACATCAATTTTAGTTAATGTTGTTTTAGGAGGTCATTCTAACCAAACGTTCTCGGCACGTAACCACGACCGGAAGAAAAATAACAAATATAATTTAGTGTGGTTAATTGATTTCTTGATATTCTGGGACGCCGATCATTGCATGATGAGTTGGCTATACTGGAAAACTCGAAAAGATATCCGAAAAGGCGGGGCAAGGTATTTACAAAACAAAGCTAACGTGATAAAATAACTTCATAATTGATAGGATATAATATGCGAATTTTGACTGATGTAGATGGCGTGCTCTTGAACTGGGAATACGCCTTTAATGTATGGATGAAAAGCCACGGCTATGAAGAAGATCTTTCTTTGGTCTCCAGTGAATATGATATGGGCATTCGCTATGGAATTTCATCCAAAAAGAAACGTAAGCTAATTAAAATGTTTAACGAGTCTGCTGCAATTGGTTTTCTTCCTCCATTGCGCGATGCTATTCATTATGTTCGTAAGCTACACGAAGAACATGGCTATGTGTTTCACGTGATCACTTCCCTTTCACTTGATCGTAATGCACAAATGCTTCGTGAGCAAAATCTAAAGAAATTGTTTGGGGAAACCGTATTTGAAAAGTTTGTTTATTGTGATACAGGAGCGGATAAAGATGAAGCTCTTGTGCCATATATTAACTCATTCGATGTTTGGATCGAAGACAAAATTGAGAATGCCGAACTCGGGCTTGATTATAATTTAGATTCTATCCTTATTGAACATGGGCATAATATGCACTATGATGGTGTTCCACTCATGAGGAACTGGAAAGAAGTTTATGAATATGTCACAGGAGAATAACTATGAGTGTATTTGAAATTCTAAATCTTCGTAGTCAATGGGAAGAATTGGCACGGAATCTAAATACTGATATAGATAGTTCTATCTCGGGCCTTAAAACATTTGTTGAGCATAGCTATAAGAGTAACCGATTTAAAGAAGGTTGGGCTGAAGCTATGGAAATTGCTGAAACTATTATAAAGGAATGCGCGAAGTGAAGCCATTTAAATATGAATACGAAAATAGACTATATGAAGTAAATTATGATCACTCTGCTGAGAAGCAAAGGTTGAACGATTTCTTTGATGAGAGAATTGATAATGATTATTACTCAGACGTCAATGGTGGAACTGTTGAGCTTAGAACATATCATGTCGATTATGGTATCCCTAAGCAATACCAAGATTGGATGTTTTTAGCAAATTATACTTCTGACCTATTGAAATCTATGGGGTCTAAAGTGGACATAATGGAATTTAAACATACACTTAAATTTGATTTTATTAGAATGCCTGCGCATGATATCCTTCCTCCGCATACAGCATCATTTGTTAGAGCATGTTGCTCTATTAATGTGCCAATGAGGGGTCGCTGTAAAATTGATATTTACGAAGATAATAAAGAAAACCCCCATACATATGGAGATAAGCTGGATCGCCATGAGTATACAAGTCCAATCCTATTAAACGTAAATCAATTTCATGGTGTTCATAACGATGAACCTGAGGAACGTATGGTTCTTAAAATTCATATGATGACTTTGCCTTACGACCGCATGGTAAAAAGCTTTTATGAACCAGTCAAATGCTTTGATTGGGAAGTTCCTTGGAGCTATAATCGCGGAACAAAACAAAGAATTTAATATGAAAAGGTTAATTTATCAAGTATATCTTGGAAAGAAATCTAAACTATACGATCACTGTGTTGAAAGTGTAGCAAAGTACGCAAAAAGAATCGGCGCTGAACATGTTGTTCAGCGCACGCCGCTTCTTATGATCGCTCCGGATCCATTTACATCAAACCGTAGTAAAGAGTCATATCAAAAGCACGGTGGGTTTCTTCCAATTTATGAGAAAGAGAATGCGTTTGCGTATTTTAAGTCTTATGATCAAATCGCTATTATTGACGCTGATATTTACATTCGGGATACTGCTCCTGATATCTTTGACGATGTTGATCAAAAGTATGATTTTGGTGCTGTGCTTGAGCGCGATATGCCTATGACCAATCAATATGAAGCAAAGATTAAAAACTATTCTAAGATGCAATATGGAATGAATCCAATCCGACAGTTGTTTGATTGGAACGGTAATTCTGGAGCTAACTTCTATAATATGGGTATGATGGTTATGAACAAATCATTTGCTACTCATTTAAAGGGTCAGACTCCTATGCAATTCCTACGTAGACCTGAGTTTAAGGCGTTTATCGATGGCGTTGGAGCATGGAAGTGGTCTACTGACCAAACTTTGCTTAATGTGTTTGTTAAAGAAAATAAAGTCAAATGTAAAGATATGGATTGGAAGTGGAATGGACTTTATACCGCAAATCCATTTATTAACGAGTGCCATTTTGTACACTTCTTCTTGAAAGATAAGCTTCCAAACCGCGGTGAAATTGTAGAAGATCTTATGAAGAATGTCTAGAACACTTTTTATACATATTCCAAAGAATGCCGGAACAAGCATATCTGCTTCTATGGTATGCTTTCCAGTATCTAAAAAATATATGACAAATAAAATGGCATCGGCTGAAGATATGTCTCCGATGAAGCCGATGCCTATAATGCACAAGCATATCCCATATAATTACTTAGATATTACTAAAATTAATCGATTCGATAATACATTTGCCGTTGTTAGGAATCCTTGGGCTAGAATGGTTTCTTTATACCATTATGCAGATAAAATATCTGATGCAGTAGCCGGAACTCCTTATTATCAACCACAAATAAGTTTTAATGAATTTATCGATAGGATGGACTCTTTTAGAATGAGCTCAACCTATTATTGGAATCATCCTTATGACCAATGGGGTGCTCAGCTCGACTGGGTTACAAAACAGGGTAAGGTTAAAGCTGATATACTGAGATACGAAAATATACAAACAGATTTAAACCACTATTTTGATAAAGATGTTGAACTTAAAAAGAAAAATATAGGTTCATATAAAAAACATTATACGGAATATTATAATGATGAACAAAAGCAAAGGGTAGCGGATTGGTTTAGGTTGGATATAGAATATTGGGGATTTACATTTGATTCAGGGGCAAAAAGAAACTATTGGACGAAATAACACAAAAGAAAATCTTTATTCATATTCCAAAAAATGCTGGATCAACTATACAATCCGCTGAAGCTTTGCAGGGCAAGATTGTTAATATATCTCCAGAAATTCAAAGAGATGATAATTATGCAAAAGAAGTTTTAGACCATGTTGCATTTTTTCCGATTTCAGATAATGAACAAGAGTCTATCCCAGCTGACGAAATACTCCAGCAACACTGTAGATGGTTGGATCTAAATCCCGCTATAACTAAAAAGTATAATTCATTTGCTGTAATAAGAAACCCCTGGGCTAGAGTAGCATCACGATATTTTTATGCATTAAAGGAATCTATGTCTGGCCTTAAAGTAGCCGTTGATGTATCTTCATTTGAGTCTTTTATAGGGGAAAGGCATTATTGGGGAAATAAGCCTTATATGTGGCACAGCGCTATTAGAGGATGGTATTGCGCAGCAGATTATGTAACAGATTTAAATGGTAATTTAGTATGCGACATGCTTTCATTTGAGAATTTAGATACAGAATTGTGCGAATATTTCTCATTAGAATCACCTCCTCCTCGTCAAAATATTACTGGAGTAGGCGCCGGAAAATATGCTAATATATACACTAAAGATACTATTCAAATTATAGCTGATTGGTATAAAAAAGATATTGAAATGTTTGGTTATGACTTTGACACTGGCCCAACTAAAAACACCTGGAAGGAAATTGTGATATGATGCACGGTGTAGGTGGAACTGATTCAGTTCACATTTTAGAATTTATTAAAGCTGGTAGTATCGGCGCGGAGATTGGCGTTTGGCAAGGGTTTACTTCTGAAAAATTCCTGAAAAGAAATCCAGAAAAATTATACTTAATTGACCCTTGGGGCGTTGAGGCTTATAAACCTTCGCTTAATGTGGACGATGATACGTTTAATTATAATAAATATATTAATCGATATAAGAGTATTGTCGGTTCAAGTGATCCGGCTATGTTTCAAAAACATTATGATAAAGTTCATGATAATGTAGTTAAAAAGTTTAAAAATAATGAAAACGTAGAAGTTTGCCGTATGCTATCGACTGAATGGTTTGCGGCATATGATGGTCCAAAATTAGACTGGATTTATATTGATGGAGACCATTCTTATACTGGAGTTATTAATGATTTGAATGCCTCATTAGCTGTCGTTAAACCTGGAGGGGTTATTATTGGCGACGATTATAAATGGCATAACGATGGCGATAAAGGTGGTGTTAAAAAGGCCGTCAAAGAATTCATTGAAACCAATAATTTAACAGTTAAGCAATATGGCAAGATTCAATTTGTAATTCAACTATGAAAGTAAATATTACATACGTATCAGAATTTGATAAGTCGGTTTATCAGGCAAAACAATGCAAAGTTTCTTGTGAAAAGGTTGGTTATGAAATTATCATGAACGAAGGTATCGTTCCTGCGACATTAGATGCTGACAATCTTAAACCAATGCCGAATAGTAGAGCTTGGGATTATGAAACCGAAAATCAGCCATATCTTGCATCAAAAAAATCCTGCTTTTCAAATCATATTCGTTTTTGGAAACAAGTCGTAGAATCAAATGAAACTCAGATTTTTTTAGAGCATGATGCCAGAGCTATTCGTACATGGGATAATCCAGACTTCGACGAATATTTGATATTGAATATGGATGCTGCATTTCGTAATAATAGAGATTTATGGAAATGGCATGCGGAGTCATATGAGTATAACGGTAAAGGTAAAACTGTTATTAAAGAGAATGTTTCGTCCCTAAAATATCACAAAGAAAATGAATGGAAAGATTCATACTTAGTTCCAGGAACAGCCGCATATGCAATAAAACCATGCGCTGCTCAAAAACTTCTTGATATCGCATATAATAAAGGTTGGGATCAAAGCGATTTCTTTATTAATAGTGCTAATATTCATATTCAATATTCTGATCCACAACATTTTGAATTCTCTGGCGTAAATCTAAAAACTAGCATGGGATTTAGATAATGACAAAAAAGTATCTGTTGTAAAAAAGATTGAATTGCGTAATAAACGCGAAGGTGAGAAATGATGAGAGCATTTGCTATTACAATGTGGCGACACGAAGGTTCTGAAATGGGCTTCAAACGACTACAACAAAGTTGGGAGTCTTCGAAGCAATCATTTCCTCTCAAAAGATTTACCGCGGTTACATACGATGACGACACTGATGCCATCATGAAATCGCATAAAATCAAATGGAATTATCCATGGAAAGAAGCAGAGCTTGACTGGGCTTCTGGATTACTTAAAAGCCCATATCCTACAAGAAATCCTAAAGCGCGAATTGCCTGCGCATTAAGCCATTACGCGCTTTGGAAAAAATGCTATAATGAGAGTGAATCAATTCTAATATTAGAGCATGACACAGTTTTTACTAAAACCTTAAATTATAAGTTTATTCTTGATTCAAAGTATGATATAATTGGTATCAATGATCCAAGAGGAGCGACGAGGCTTTCTCAACTATTTCATAATACAGTAGAAGAAAATATACATCCTGTCCAAAGACCCCCATTAATTGACCATTTACATATTCCCCAAGGTATTGCTGGAAATAGCGCGTATATAATGAAACCAAGTGGAGCTAAGAAGATGTTAGATCTGGTCGATGAATATGGACTATGGCCAAATGATGCTATTATGTGCAGACAACTTGTTCCTACTCTTGGCATCACGAAAGAATATTATACAAAGGTATTAGGCTTCGGCTCAACAACATCGCTATGAAATCATATGTAATAACAATTCTAGACAATCCTCGGTCGGTTCAAGTAGCTGACCGTTGTGTTGCATCAGGTAAGAAGTTCGGCATTGATATTGGAAAGTTTAGCGCAGTAACGCCAAAAACTCATGATCCCGTGCAATTTGCCGAGTCGTTAGATATTCCTACTGATGGCTTTAAAGAGATTTATTCTCGTTATGAGAATTGTTTGTCAGCATTTCTTTCTCATTATCTTCTATGGGAAAAGTGTGTAAACCTAAATGAACCCATGTTAATTCTTGAGCATGATGCAATTATTGTCAATAACATTCCAGTATTTGCTGGATATAAACATTTACTGAATCTCGGCGAACCTAGTTATGGAAAAGCAAGACAACCTATGATGCTTGGTGTTGGACCTCTTACATCTAAGCAATACTTGCCCGGTGCTCATGGATATATGATTAAACCTTCGGGCGCGAAGATGCTAATGGACAGAGCACAACTAACAGCGATGCCAACTGATGTGTTTATTAATAAAACTAATTTTCCTTGGCTAGAAGAATATTATCCATGGCCTGTAAAGGCAGTTGATTCATTTACTACAATTCAAAATAAGCACGGCTGTGCTGCTAAACATAATTATGGTGCGACTTATGAAATCATCTAGATTATTCATTACTGGCTGTGATTCTAAGACAGAATGGATGCTCCCGTGGTTTGTTGAAAACTTTAAGAAACATATGCCAAATGAGCAATTGATGATTTTCGATTTTGGTATGGAAAGTGATCTATATCCAGAACTTAGAAAGTCCCATAGAACGACCGATGTCGGCTGGTTTAAAAAACCTAGTGCTATGATGAAAGCCTCTAACCATGCATATCAAGTTTGTTGGTTAGATACTGATTGCCATATTCAAGCAGATATTAGTGATATATTTGACCATGTAGAAACAAATAAAATCGCTATGGCTGTTGATAATCCTTGGACAAATAGGCGCCGAGAAAAATGGCACAATAGTGGCGTTGTTGCCTTCGAAGGTTGCCCATCTATTCTTGGCTTCTGGGCAACAGAGGTAAGTAGATTTCCTAAGGTCGGCGATCAAGAAGTTTTGCATGAAATGGTAAAAGATGATATGAAAAGAATGATACATATCACTGATCTACCGCATGAATATAATACATTACGTCTTGATGTATTGGATGGAACTACTCCTAAGAATATCAAGGTTATGCATTGGACTGGTGCTAAAGGCAAAATGAAAATTAAGGAATTGATGAATGAGTAGAATTGTTCACGTTATTGGAAATGGTGATAATTCGGCCTTATATAAACCCGCGAAGGGTATTAAGATCACATGTAACCTTCCACCATTTTCCGTAGAAAATGTATATGGATCTTGTATGGTTGATTTTAAAATGATGCGCGCGATGCATGAAGGCAGTGTGCAAGTTCCAGGTGAATGGATTCTAGGATTCAGGCCTCACAAATATCTTGAGATGTATCCCAGCATGAGACTACAATGGGCTAATCAAATTAAGGAGTTTTACCTTGACAAACCGCCTTATGTTGCAAATTATACCGACTTTAACTGTGGTCACATGGCTGTTCATTACTCGGCCAATAAACTTAAAGGCACCGAGATTCACATGTATGGATTTGATTCCATATTTGATTTCTCATTAAGAAGTTGTACTGATTTCTATTTACAATCAGATCGTGGTGATACAAACAACATGAGATTGATTAATAACTGGCGACCAATTTGGAATGGTATTTTTAATCAGTTTAGTGAGACTCAATTTGTATTGCATCATAAACATGCTGATGTTAAGATCAATAAACCTAAAAACGTTGAAATAGTAACAAAATAACTGTGTACATCCATAGTGCTTCGATATAGTATAAATATAACGAACATAAGGAAAATACAATGCCACAATACGACGATCCATGTGATTGTGTCGAACATTGGATTATGCATCTTAAGGAAATGAAATGAAACTATTGACGACGACAGTTATTGCCACGATGATGGCTCCTATGGCCTTTGCTGGAGAAACAGTAAACGCTCGGGTTAAAGATCATTACGCAACAGTATATGAACATATTCCAGTGACAAAGCGCTACTGTGAAAACGTTGAAGTTCCTGTATATGGTACACGACAAAAGAACGGTAATGCTGCTGAAGGTGCCATTCTTGGAATGATCATCGGTGGACTTGCAGGTAAAGCAGTCACTGGTAAAGATAATGGTGCTGCAGCTGGTGCTATTATGGGTGGTGTAATTGGTGCTGACAAAGGCGCCAAACCTAAAAATGAAACTGTTGTTACTGGTTATCGTACAGAGCATCAATGCACTGACGTTACCGAATATGTAAACAATCCAAAAAATGTTTACGATTATTCAACTTTAGTGTTTACATTGGACGGCAAACAGTATAGAATAGATTTTAATAAATGAAGTTAAATGACTCCTTAGCTCAGTGGATAGAGCAAGTGCCTTCTAAGCACTAGGTCGAGGGTTCGAATCCTTCAGGGGTCGCCATATTCGTCAGTGCAGGTTTGCTCTTATCAATAGGTATCAAGGCGTCATACCATCAGATAAGTATGTGGTTCGATTCCACAACTGGTACCAATTAAAAGGAACGATTGATGACAGTGTATGCAATTGAACGTAACGGTAATCTGGTTAAACATTATGTTTTTGAAGGTGATATTACTAAAATGCACACAAGACAACATTCGGTTGTTGATTTGACTTTTGATAATGAGAAATCAGCATTGGAAGTTGCAAATAAATTAAACGCTACTGTCGTTAAAGTAGCATAACAAGGAATTATATTATGAAAAATTACTTTGATTTTAAAGGTACAGCAAAACGTCAAGAATATTGGGCAGTACTTATTGCTTCAATCGTTGCAGGTATTATCGGGATTGTTATTACTGAGACTATTCCACTTGTAGCACTTGTTGTTTTTGTTGCAACTCTTTGGGTATATCTTGCAACAACTGTTCGGCGTCTACGTGATGCTGACTTGCACCTTGCATGGATTATCACAGTATTTCTCCCTTACATCGCAACTGTTGCTGCCATTGTATTTGGCATTGTAGGCAGCGCAGAGCAGAAAGAAGACTAATATGGAACCGATTACAGCAGCATTTTTCTTTGTTATGGCGTTTGCTATTGGTGAAGAAAACCGAAAACAAGATGAATTTATTTTAAATCAACAAACAGAAATTAAAGATCTAGAAGATGATCTATATGCGACAGACGAATCTTTATATAGCCTTGTGGGATCGCACGCGTCCGCTGTCGCAGCTCTGAAAATGGAAAATGAACATTTGCGTATGCGAGTGAAATCTCTTGAAAGCGCATACGGCTACTTGGAAGGAAAAGTAGAGCTTTTTCATCCGTAAGTTTAATGCGGGTATAGCCCAACAGGCAGAGGCAGTTGACTTAAAATCAATACAGTGTGGGTTCGAATCCCACTACCCGTACCAAAAATTTTGGTCCCTTAGTTTAGTGGTAAAACACCCGGCTTATACTCGGCATCGTCTCCAGATTAGAGAGCGTCACAGGTTCGAATCCTGTAGGGACTACCAATATTAACTTTGATGTGAGGTGGTTCGAATCCACCCACTTCTACCAAAATTATATAACGGAGAAATTACGTGTTTACAAAACGAAAGACTCATCGGGTCATATTTGAATCAAGCGATACTAATACAAGAATCCTTGATATCTACAAGAATAAAAAAGGCACATTCAAACTTTTCTGTGATGTAAAAAGATCATCTGCAACCATTGGTATTAATACTAACTACTGTATCTCCTATTTGAGCTCGACTGGGTGGACAGTTATTGCGGACCAGAATGATCTTGGTCTACCCAAACTATCAATTGATGACGGATCTAACGACGTTGTTGAGAAAATTGAAGCAGGTTTCGCTAAGTTTATTGAACTAGCTGATTTGATCTGATGTCAATGAATAATTGTCCGGAATGTAAAATTGAATTGGGCCATGATAATTTTTGTCCCATTTGTAGAGTGAGAAGATGAAATACTTACTTATTTTCGCGCTGCTAGCTGGTTGTGCTAATGTTCAGGACAATACAACTACTATGGACAAAGTAATAATCGCAACAGGCCTTGCTTTTCTAGCCTTTGGGGCTGTAGAAATAACACAACAATAATTGGAATTATATTATGACACTATCCTTTAACCCAAATCAATCATTTGTTGATATGGTAATGAGTCTCCCTGATCAAGTTATTACTGACTTCTTTGAATCAATGGGAATTGAAATTAATCTCCAAGATGAAGACGAAGGTCTTCTTTATGATTGTGAAGCTTAAGGTTCTTTGGTGTAATGGTTAGCACAAAGCGCTCATAACGCTTCAGGTCAGAGTTCGAATCTCTGGGGAACTACCAAAACTTTTTATATTTATTTTCACTTTTTGTGAAAACACTCTAAAAAATGTATATATAATACTATATAAAACAAGGAACATCTTTTCAATGACTATCAATTCCACATATCAACTCCCGACAAAGAACGTGCAAACGCGCGGATGCTTTGCCATGGGTGGATGGAATATTGATATTCACGAGAGGGTATTTTAAAGAAGACATTTTTAACAAGTCTGATTTTAACAACCCTCCAAGTGAAAACTTCGGAGGGTTTTTTATTATGGTGTCACTGATGGTTCAGACGGTTCTCTCATAAGGAACTAGGGAAGATTCGATTTTTTCTGACACTACCAAGAAAAATTTCAATTTAGGTGTTTACAACCAAATTTGAATAATGTAAGATACTAATATGAGAACGAAGAGATAATATCAATCTTCTCAAAAGTGGATAAGCGGAACGAGACTGCGAGTAACCACTATAAACAAACTCAAATGGGCGTCCTGGAGGATGGAAGCGTAAGCGGAAAAATCCCAGAAGAAACAGTTAATTCTGTTTTCACATGCACTATGAATAATGGGAGGTAGACGGTTCGATTCCGTTCGTGAGGTGGTCCTCATTTGCCGACGGGCAACCGTGGTTCGAGTCCACAAGTAGTGCAGTTGAAAATAGAATTGGTCGGTGGCCCGGATGGTAAGGGGTTGGATTGCAAATCCATAGCACTGAAAAGTAGCGTGTTCGATTCACGCACCGACCTCCAAAATAGATCAAGCCGAACGGATCTCGAAAGTCCTTAGGCCCGCTCCTGAGGATCAAGCCACTGGAAGGTTCGAGACTTCCTTTGCAGGGTCGTCACCTGCCAGGAGTAAAATATAAGGGGAAGTAAAGCGGATAGTTTCCGCAGCGAGTCTGTAAAACTCGTCTTTAACCGGGAGTGGAGCGTAACCACACTTCCCCACCATTTTGTTGGAAGGTAGCTCAATTGGTAGAGCCCCTGATTTTGATTCAGGTGGTTGCAGGTTCGAGTCCTGCCCTTCCAGCCAATATGTCGGTATAGTGTAATGGTAACACGGCGGCTTCCAACTCCGCAAATCTGGGTTCGATTCCTAGTACCCTCGCCAAATAACGGGTGTGTCGCCTCAAGGTGAGGCAGTGGACTGTAACTCCATCGAGGGTTTCCTCATGCTAGGTTCGATTCCTAGGACACCCACCAAAATGAAAGATAATGAAATGCTTACGGAATCGCAAATCACTGAAATGATTGATCTTCTTATCAGCTGTGATGAAAATACAAAGGTGTATCTTGGTTGTGATTCAGTTCGCTATGTCAAGAAAGATAGATTCTGGGGACGTTTTGCAACTGTTGCTATTGTTCATAAGAATGGTAATAAAGGTTGCAAAATCTTTTCAAATGTATCCCATGAGCCAGACTATGATCTAAAGTCTAACAGACCTAAAATGCGTATGTTGACTGAAGTTAGAAAAGTCTGTGATCTGTATACGCAGATAGCACCGTTCATTGATGAATTTGAAATTGAAATTCATTTGGATATCAATACCAACCCTATGCATGGATCAAACTGTGCTGCTGGTGAAGCAGCTGGATATGTTCTAGGCATGACTGGTATTCATCCAAAGTTGAAGCCTGATAGTTGGGCAGCAAGCTTTGGTGCTGACGGTGTTGCTCACGGAAGAACAGAAAAAAGTGCAAATTAATTACATTAAGGGGTTTACAAACACTTATACATAGTGTAAGATACATATAACAAAGTTTATTCCCAAGTAGCTCAGTTGGTAGAGCATCTGACTGTTAATCAGGTTGTCGGCGGTTCGAGCCCGTCCTTGGGAGCCAATAATGGAAGTGTGGCCGAGTGGTTTAAGGCTCTAGTCTTGAAAACTAGCGTAGGGGAGACTCTACCCAGGGTTCGAATCCCTGCGCTTCCGCCATGTTTATAGTTTAGGGGGATTAGCTCATCTGGGAGAGCGCTTGATTTGCATTCAAGAGGTGATCGGTTCGAGTCCGATATTCTCCACCATATTGCCCCTATAGCTCAGCTGGTAGAGCAACTGATTTGTAATCAGTAGGTCCGCGGTTCGAATCCGTGTGGGGGCACCATAATTGCCCAATTGGTGGAATTGGTAGACACGCTGCACTTAGGATGCAGTGCTTCGGCATGGGGGTTCGAGTCCCTCATTGGGCACCATATCATCTAGCAGAAAAGGAAAAAGATTAGATGGCATACTGGGGTTATCATGCAATGTTTGATTGCGCAGCATGTGATATTGATAGTATCACAAGCAAAGAGAATGTATATAATTTTATTAAAGAATTGGTTCCGGCAATTGATATGGTTGCATTTGGCGAACCAATGATTGAGCATTTTGCTACTCACGCCCCTGATAAGGCTGGTATTAGTTTTGTTCAAATGATTGAGACTAGCAATATAAGTGGACACCTAGTAGATGCAAACGGTGACGCTTATATTGATATTTTCTCGTGTAAGCCAGTTGATATTGGTGTAGCACAAGATACAATTGAAAAGTTTTTTAAGCCTACAAAAACTCGTGTAAACTTTATTACACGTAGCGCAGGCTAAGATTTGACGCAGAGTAGTAGCAGTCCGGTCAGCTCGCCAGTCTCATAAACTGGAGGTCGGTGGTTCGAATCCACCCTCTGCAACCAATTAGGAAGTGTGGCCGAGTCCGGCTTAAGGCACTAGTCTTGAAAACTAGCGAACCGCAAGGTTCCGTGGGTTCGAATCCCACCGCTTCCGCCATATAAAGTTTAAGCCGCTATAGCTCAGATGGTAGAGCGCCTGATTTGTAATCAGGATGTCCGGGGTTCGATCCCTCGTGGCGGCACCATAATAAAGGCACCTTGACTTCGGTCTTGGTGCCTTTTTTTTATTATAGATACTTTATATGATATAATATATAATGATAGGAATATATTATGAATGAACTTAAATCTTTTTATTGGTCTAATGATTCTAAAAAAATATTAAAAACAGAAGGTTGGAAAATACACTTTGCCGATGGAACATCTGAATTTGATGTGCTTGCAGGAGGATTGTCCTTTATATGTGGTCAAGGAAATAGAGATATTTTAGAAGGCTTAGAGGATGCTATTTGTCAAGTTTCCCGTAGCCAGTCTAATAAAGGGCATTATACTGACTCTATTGTGAAAGCCGGAGAAATTTTAACACAAGGAATGTGGCATTCGCATTCGTGGGCGCTTTCTGGCACCAACGCAGTAGAAGCAGCAATTTCAATGAGTGACGAATATTGGGCTGAATTGGGAGAATATAAGCCACATATTGTATCTTTTCCTTTCGCTTGGCATGGATCCAGTTATCTTGCAAAGTCTTTAGGAACTCCTGAGATTCTTTCACACGTATCTAGTAGAGTTAAACACGCGACTGAAGAATCTCTTGAAGATATTTTAGATCAAAATCATGTGGGTTGTATTATTTTTGAAACGTCCACTTTTATGAATGGTATCAGACCTAGAACTAGGTCTTTCTGGAAGAGAATAAGAGATATCTGTGATGAAAGAGATATTCTTATGATCACTGATGATGTTGCTTCTTGTTGGGGAAGATGTAAAGATTATCACACGTATAATGTTAGCGGATATGGAATTCAGCCTGATATATCAGCCGTCGGTAAAGCTTTAACTGGCGGTTATTCGCCTCTTGGGGCGGCATTGTGTAATGATAAAGTTGGTGAAGTTATATCTAAACCAGGCGTATGGAAATATCCAGGTACATGGCAACCATCAATGGTGGGTATTCATTTAATGATCAATACTTATAATTATATGACTACTAATAACCTTATCGCTAATACATATAATATTGAAAATCATTTGGATATTTTAGGAAAACGTCTAATTGATAAAGAAGTAATTGATGACTATAGACTGCACGGCGCTTTCTTTGCATTTGATTTAAAAGATCAAGTAAATGCGAGTGGATATAGCTCTACTAAGACTGAAGCCAATACTATTAAAGGTTGTGCTCCATTAATAGCAAACGAAGAGTACTTTAAGGAACTCGAAACATATGTCTATCAAAGTTAAGTTTCTAGCATTTAGCTATACTAAACCATATTCGTTCAATCCTGTTGCATTTTGGCTCCGTTCTTTTTATAAGAAAAACGGCAAGCATTATGACAAATTTGAATGGCTTCCTACAGAATATTTCTATGATGAATCCGTTGTAGATAAAATCATAGATGAAGAGACAAATATTCTCTGCCTGTCAGTTTATATTTGGAACTTCGAAAGTATGATGAAAGTCGCCGAAGAAGCTAAAGCTAGAAACCCAGGTCTTATCGTATATGTCGGCGGGCCAGAATGTCATGCTCATACCGAAGACGATTGGTTTGAAAAATACCCATTTGTAGATTTTGCAATATATGGTGATGGCGAAAAGGCCTTCGCTGATCTTCTTGATTGGGAAATTGAATCACCGACATTTTTATCAGATATTCCAAACATAGTGTATAGAGATCATAAATCAAAGCATCAAATTTTTAGGTTTAGGGAATACGAAGAATACAGTCCATATTTGGATTTAAAAGAAGATTTTCTTTCTGATTATAAATCATTTAAATCTAAAGTCGATGATGCGTTTGTGTATCTTCCATACGAGCGTACCCGTGGATGCATGTATTCATGCGCGTTTTGTGATTGGCAAGGTGGTTTACATTACAAGGTCAATAGACGCATAAACGATTATAAGCCTGAGATTGATTTCTTTGTTGATAATAATATTAGAACAATGCACATTGATGCTAATGTTGGAATGGATAAAGAAGATATTCCATTATACGAATATGTTTATGATAAGATGCAAGAAAATCAGTTAGAGTTTATCCCGACTGAACCAAGAAATATGGCAAAGCTCAATAAGGATAAAGTTGCTAAGATATATGATATCCTGTGCAAAGCTTCTCCAAACTATAATGTGAAAGTATCTCTACAATCCATCTATGAAGATGTTTTGTCTTATATTGAAAGACCTGATATTCCATGGGATCAACATAAGCAAATCATTATGAAAACAAAAGCTGATCACCCTGGAATTAAGGTTGTGCCTGAACTTATCATGGGTTTGCCTGGAATGACTTATGACAGGATTAATGAGACTCATCTTGAATTTACTGATATTCCTATGACTCACATATATGCATATGAATGGATCTTGTTAAAGAAAGCTCCGGCGTACTCTAAAGAATATAGAGATAAAAATAGCCTTACTGTAACTAAAACTTTCTATCCTGCTATTTTTACTGGTTTGGATTCTGAAAGTATATCATATGATGATTTTATAGAAGATCCTAATATTCCTATCAATAAAAATCAGGCATATTTTATTGATATGGTATATGATAAAACTCTAGGGATTAAAGGAGTAATTTATAATAAAATCATAACAAGGCTTTACAATAGAATGGCATATCATCCTGACTTTAGTCGTAAGTGGCTTACTGAATATTTAAAAATGCATTCAGATTATTTTATTGATGTTGCTGAAAAAGAAGCCAAAATCCAAGATGAGTTTTTTTCAAATCATGGGTTTTATATTTGGGGAAAATGTGATATAATTGAAAACAAGATTAGAAATTATGAAGCTGTCATTGATCAGTATATAAACACAACTTTGGAAGGAATTTAATATGTGGACTCCATTTTTACTTGTATGTTACCTTCAGGGTATCGATGAGCCTGAAAAAATTTGTCGAACATACGTCCCAGAATATATCACAGCAACTGAGGATGATTGTAATTATAGCTTAGGTATAGGCTATGCATTTGCCCAGACTCAGGGGTATGATATTGAAGGATATTACTGTCATGAATGGAATCCCGTTAAAGGAGAGAAACTCTAATGTCTGATTTTGACTTTGGCTTTACTGCCGTTGATGAAGACCAAATAGATTTTGTGGCGAATAGCCAACAAGTAGCGGAAGATGCTCAGAAAAGACTTGATGCACTTTACAATGCAATTATGCCACTACTTACCAATCTACAAAAGAATCCTGAAAAAGAATATATTCTCTGGCCTGATCGCCTACAGAAGGTAGAGCAGTTCCGAGATCATCTAACAAAAATTTACGGAGGATAAAATTATGTGGACTGGAATACTATTACTCTGTGTAACTATAGATACAGGAACAAAATGCTCGGCACATACATCAGGGCTATTTGCAGAAGATGAGCCGGAATGTTACGAGATGTTGGGAAATGGTATCCAGTACGTAGAGCGCCTCGGTTGGACAGTAGAAGGTTATTTGTGCCATAATTGGTATCCACAAAAAGAGGGTGAGGAATCATAATGAGCACAAAGGTTATAACAGAATATGCTGACTTTGAAGTTGATTTGGATGAGTGGACTGACGAAGAGCTTATTGATGAAATAGAAGACAGGGGCTATCAAGTAATACAAGAAGACCTTATTGAAAAAGAACTTACTCCAGAAGAACTTGAAGCTTTGCGTGAATATATTAGGGGTTATGAACCTGGAACCATTTTGTATTCAGTTTATGAGAAAATAAGGAAACGCTGATGAGTATGTGTGGTGAACTAGAAAATTTAGATCGCGAAATTGACCAAGCAAAAATCAAACTAGAGTCTCTGCAGAGACGAAGAGACGATTTGCAGCGGCTGATTGATGAAGACAGAACTCCTAAACTGGATATGCATCTAGATCCCGCATTGCGCAATTGGGAATATGATGGATATGGGAATAAGGTTCCAAAAAATCATGGCGAATAAAATTAATGTGAACGATCTCGGAAAAATGTTTGACATGGCATTTCCCGATGTTGATCGTGTAGAGATTATTGACTCTCATGGAAGATCATATGTCAATATGGATGTGAAAGAGTGTGGTCTTATGCTCCAAGATAACAATAAAACTCTAAAACTTTTTTTGAAATAATTCAAAATAAATGTTTACATTGGTGCTCTAATATAGTACTAATAGTGTGTAATCAAGATAAAGTGAGACACACAATGAGCATCGCAAAAACAATTCACTCGCAAATCAAAACAATTGACTATTGGGCTTTGGGCGCTTGGGGCGCAAAAGACCTTGTTGCTATGAATGATGGTCTCAAGTTCAAATCTAGCGGTATGGTTGGCTGGAAAGGTCAAGTATACGTCAAATATAATGAAGGTACTGATCTTTATGATATTGAATTCTTTCGAATCCGCGGCGCAAAAGTTTTTGTTGATGATATCGTTGAGGGTGTTTTTGTTGAAGACCTCGTTAACGTAATTGATGCTCAGATTAAATAAGGAGATACATAATGTCAGATCAATCTATACAGTCTTGCCAATGTCATTGGCAATCTATATCACTTGCCGATGGCGTTAAATGGGCCAACTACATTTTGGAACACAGTGATGGACCAGAAGGTATGGTTCGAACCTGGGGTGACCAAGCCGCAAGAGGAACCGCAACTTGGGCTATGCTCAACAATCTAAAACAGCGTTATGAAGAAATGACTGGCAAAACATCATGAACATCAAACACTCACCAAAATTCGACATTCACGCAATTGAACAATTTTATACTGAAAAAGATGGTGTTGAGGTAAAATATGTCTGCACTTCCGCTATCGGATCAGAATCATCTGCGGGAGATATTTTCTACCGAGCAACGCCACATCCTGAGTTTGGCAATCGTTATTTTAGTCTGACGCATAATGGTAAAAATCTTATGGTTGGCAATGCCGATAAGATTGAAGAAGCCGAGTTTGGTATGGTTGAAGGTCCTGCTGGTTGGGAATACTCTCAACACCGTCACGACTACCGACAAGTTGGCAACTGTGCTGTTGATGGTGGCCGTTCATACTTTCGTCGTGTTGGAGACTTGAGTGCTCCTGCGAAATACATGAAACTTGTAGATGGCAAATTTGTGGAGAAATAGAATGATTAATCTAATGCAAGGCGACTGCTTAGAGCGGATGAAGGAAATCCCTGAAGGATCGGTTGACATGGTGTTGACTGATCCCCCTTATGGCACGACGTCCTGCAGGTGGGATATTGTTATCCCGTTTGAGCCTATGTGGGAGCAGTTGAAGCGTGTCACTAAGCCATCTGGGGCTATTGTGTTGTTTGGTAGTGAACCCTTTAGTAGCACCTTGCGGCTGAGTAATGTAAAGCATTATAAACATGATATTTACTGGAAGAAGGAAAAGGCAACTAACTTCTTTCAATTAAAGAAGAGGGTTGGTAAGGTGACGGAGAATATATGTGTATTCTATGAATCTCAGCCCACATATAACCCACAAATGGTTAAGCACGAAGGGAAGTTAGTAACTAATAAAGCAAGAGGAACACACGACTCGGTTGTTTCGGGTAAGTCAAGTAAGGCAATAACGCCATATAAAGACACAGGTTATAGGTATCCTATTGATATATTAGAGGTAAATAGAGTTCCATTAGGTAAAACTCAACACAACACTCAAAAGCCCGTCCCTCTCATGGAATGGCTTATCAAGACCTACACCAACGAGGGTGAAACGGTGCTGGACTTCACAATGGGCAGCGGCTCAACGGGCGTAGCAGCTAAAAACCTTGGCCGTAGTTTCATCGGCATTGAGATGGATGAGAACTATTTCAATATTGCCAAGGAGCGGATTGATGGGGCAGAAAAACTTCGCCCGCAACCGCGACCGGAGGGAGAGACAGAATGACTGCCTTGATCGGAACAGACGAACTGCTAGACCGCATTAAAATGCTTGAGGCGGAAAACGAAAAACTACGCAAAGCGCTCGATATCTATCAACGTGAACGTGATCGCTATAAACATGCAACCCCAGAAATGAGTGGGTTGTATTTCTTGACTGGTGGCCATGGACCTAAGGATGATAATCAAATGCCCCAGTTTGTGGAAATCTGTCCTGCATATGGAGCGGGTTGGGTAATGATTTATGAAGATACTGGTCGCACTATTAGCTATGAGGGATCGTGATGAGCATGACAAGTAAAGCACAAGCCTATGATGTTCTGGTAAGAGAACTGTTTAGATTGCTTGATATCACAGAACAGACTGATGAAGGCAGATACTTTAGACCTAATGTAATCCATTCTCGTCGTGCAATGGATGCAGAAAAGCTAGAACAGGTTTTGAAAGACCTGAAAAACGTATTGGAGGATTGGGGATAATGTACAAGCCGGATAATTGGGTAATCATCAAACTCAAAGGAGATGACCCGCATTATCGTGTTCTTGCGGGCTGGTCTGGAGGATACACGACTGGCGACTCTTGGCGTATGAACAGTGGTATTACAAAGGTAGAAGAAGATGACAGCGCTTATTATTTCTCTGGTTCTAGTGGCTCTACATATCGTTGTGGTAAAGAGTCTTACACGCTAAGAATGAATAACGCTCATGTATGGGCTGCTCTTGAGCACCGTTATGGCGATAAAGTTGAACTGATGCCAGAAGATACTGATTTTATGAATATGGATTGGATTATTAAACAATAATATGAAAGGTGAATTTAGGGGTTTACATCTCTGTTTGATTGTGGTATAACGTCATGACAACAGCAATACTTAATACCGACGGCGGTGATGATAGTATGCTATTTCATATGCGAGTAGATGGCGTAACATTTACGGTCACATACTGGGACTATGATGAAATTTACACAAATGCCACATACGAAGATGTAGCCTTTGCCTTTGATATGACAATTAAAAGAAATGATATAGAGCTTTCAGCAGAAAGCCTTGATCTTGCTATTAATCTTGTATTAGACTTCCTTACAACTGGAGAATTTTAAATGAAAGCTTATATCGGACCGTATAGACATCGCTGGGTGAGCTACGTCCATGACAAATACATGGATAAAAAATACGGAGTGCAGTGGAAAGAAAGCAGCACTAAGTTTGAGCATCTCCTAGAAAAGCTTGAAGATGGTTTGCAGTGGCTTTATAATATTACTATTAATCAAATCATAGACAGACGTAGTGATCAAAAAATCAAGGTTCGCGTTGACAAGCATGACACTTGGGGAATGGATCACACTCTTTCTCATATCATTCTACCTATGCTTAAACAACTGAATGACACTAAACACGGTGCACCATTCGTAGGTGATGAAGATGTTCCAGAAGAACTTCGTAGCACATCTGCGCTGCCCAAAAAAGATCAATACGACTTGGACGACAATCACTTTAAGCGTTGGGACTGGGTCATGGATGAGATGATCTGGGCCTTTGAGCAGAAGCAAGATGATGATTGGGAAAGCTCTTATTACGAATACGAGGAAGATCCTTCTAGCATGTTTGGTCTAAAACTTGTTTGGTCAGACGATGAAGGTCGCAAAGCACACCAAGCACGTATGACCAACGGTTTCAAACTGTTTGGAAAATATTACGAAAATTTGTGGGATTAACCGCATTTTTTTGTTTACAGTCTCCTTATGATATGATAGAACTTATATAACATAAGGAGATACACTATGATTATTGTTAATGACCTTCAAGATGCCACAATGATGAAGGACAAACTGTCTAGAATTATTCGTAATTCCGTTAACTGCGATAAATCTAGCAAAGACATCCTTGTCGAGCTCATGTTTCTTGTTGAAGATCTTAGCGAAAACATTGATCGCATTGATCGTATGAATTCTAAAATTCTTGTGGAGAGCTCACGTGAAATTTAATGTAAAAGATTTGGATCTAGATCAGCTTGAAAAGGATACCATCCTTGAAGCCCAAGAGATATGGAATCCTGAAGGTGATCGAACATATCAGAATGTATATGATATGGTTTCTATCGGTAAGCCAGCTGAAAACTTTTTGAAAGAAAAGGCAAAGTTTACAAACGATATTCGTAAATGGCACGATCTGGTATCTCCGTGTGGGCATACAGTAGAAGTCAAAGTACGCAATCCAATGAAGATTGCCGCTACTTTGTCTGAGTTGTCTATGCTAAGAGCTGATCCAAGACGTTATCTACAATCCGATTGGGTATTTATTTTTACGATGGAAGGTCGAGAGACATATAATCTTCATGGCACATACAAATGGAATGATGGCATGGGCGAATACATGTCAGAAACATTTGACTGGAAGTCTGAATACGAGGTCTGGTCTTCTTTGAATGCTGACCGTGAATTTTTGATAAACTACTAATACACTGTGTACAATACAATCCACATGATCTATTCTGATCGTATACATAATGGAGATACTTGATATGAAAATCGCAACAACACAATCCGAACGTCTGGCTCTAATCAAAGAGATTGCACAGCGTAAAAAGCTTATGTCAAAAATCAAATCAGAGTCGAATTTGGTTATCGGTAAAGCGAAGGCATCATCTAAACCTGCTCGTACTTTCATGGATGTTCCAGAAGATGCTTCAAAAAACCCAAATTATTATACCGACTCAAGCAAATATGCTGCGCAATACTACGGCGAAACATTCCATGAAACCACAAAGTTTGATAGCCACTTTGCGAATGGTGATTGGGACTAATGCTTGATAAGCAAGTTGCGAATGTCATTAAAGATAATATGAATATGATGGTGCCTTTTTATCTTATGGCTTCATACGCGTATTATGTTGACGATGATCCTATTTTAACCGATGGGTTTTATGACAATCTTGCCAAGATCATTTATAAAGAATGGGATAATATTACGCATCGGCATAGAGATGTGATAGATAAAGATGCGCTGAAAGCAGGAAGCTTTTTGGGAAAATATCCAAGCATCATTGAAGGTGCATTAAAAAGTTTTCGCGATAACACAAAATAAATGTGTACAAATGCTATCAAATATGATAGGTTACTACACACAATATATGATAAAGGACTATAATATGAAGAACTTGAATTCAGCAAAGGAACTAGACGCAATGGCACAGGATACAAATATCCCAGAATCTGTGGAAGAACTGGAATTGCTTGCCTCCAATATTCGTAGCCAAATTCGAATTAAAATGATCGAAGAGCTACAAACCGGAACGCGAGTTGTGACATTCACAAAGGTGAATGGCGAACAACGTGAAATGACATGCACATTGGACCCGAATCTTATTCCAGATCCAATTGAGACCAAAGCCAACAAATCACCTAAGGCTGTAAATGAGGAAGTTCTTCCTGTATGGGATACAACAGCACAAGGCTGGCGCGCCTTTCGCATCGATAATGTGACTTCTTTCACATGAATTGGTTCACATATATCAAGTATATGATCATCTTACGGTGGAATACATTGTTTCGCCGTAAGAGTGAAAAGGGCCATCTATACATTTACGAGCAAAACGTGGACGACGACAAATAGGAAATTAAAATGGATCCATTTACAGTTACACTATTGACTATCGCTGGATGCTCTATTGCATCGTTTATGATTGGTTATAATCTAAACAGAATCCACAAAGCTGAAGTCATTAATAATACTATAACCTACCTGTGTGATAATGGGTTTATTAAACATTATGTCACGGAAAACAATGAGATTGAACTTGTTGAGTTGAATAAGGAAATGCCATATGGTAGCCAAGACCCTAAAGAAGAAGATTAAGACTCTTCCGCGTAAAATCAAAACAGGTCTGGCTGCAGCTCCTACAGATGATTTCCGTTGGTTCTATGACTATATCCGTATGGAAGTAGACAAGAAAGATCTTGCTTTAATTATTAAAAGCTATATCAAAAAGCATTTTAAAGGTGCCGAGCAAAAGCTTTTGCTGTCTGCGCCTGAATGGTGTTATACAGCTGAACCCGGCGTTGCAGCATCAATTCATTGGCAAGCACTGGGACATGAATTTCCAGTTAAATGGGATGGTGTCAAGAAGGTTCAGTCGTATATTGATCGAATCAAATCTAGGGCATTGGATAATGTGAAAGAGGATGATGCTGCTTCTGTGGTAACTCGACGTTCTCCAATGGAATTGGTTAAAGAAAAGAACTCTGAATTTATTTCTGAGATTGAAGTCACGATTGATATGTTCGGCACTGAGGTGTTTAATGATTGGGATAATTATTCCGTCTACAATGAAATGATTAAGGCTAACCTCAGCGCTATCGGTGGTAAAGCTGTAATTGATTTCTATACCCCTTTGAAAGAAGAGCTTGAAGAGCTGGTGGAAAAGAAAACTCCAGATTTGGTTGAAGGCTATTCTCATATGAGTAAACCACAGCAGAAGAAATATCTTAAACTCATCTCGTCTATTATTGATGATGCAAACCGATATTGTGCAAGTAAGAAAGCTACTCGTAAGCCGGCAAAACCTCGTGTCAAATCAGCAGATAAACAAGTAGCAAAGTTGAATTTCGCACCAGAGTCTTCTGAGTTTAAGATTACATCTATTAATCCGTCAAATATTATTGGCGCAAGAAGGCTGTATACATTCAACGTAAAATATCGTATAATTACTGAATATGTGTGTGAACGTTCAAATGGTTTTGAAGTGCGTGGATCTACTGTGTATGGCATCGATGCCGCTGCAAGTAGAGCTGTTAAGCTTCGCAAACCTGAAGAGTCGTTGACCACATTCCTGACCAAAACTCCTACAGCAATTAATAAGTTTTGGTCAACTCTCACCACAAAGACTATTGACGACGTGAATGGTCGCATTAATAAGGACACTATCATCTTAAGGGCACTTGATAAATGAGTCAATTCTTAACAAAGAGCGAGTTCACAAAACTCGTTGAGAAAAACGTCCTCACACAAAAGAATTCATATATGGATGTTATTCTGGATCTATGTGAAAAGCACGAAATTGATCCAGAGGATGTGAAGAAGTTTCTATCAGCTCCAGTTATTGAAAAGATCGAGGGGGAAGCAATGCTATTAAATCTTATTCCTCGTGGAAATCAATTGGATTTTGATTAAAAATTGCATATATAGTATGTTCGAAAGAACAAATATATGTTAAAATAATACAGTTATACTACAGCAAATATAAGGAAAATATATGTCTTTTGCAAATCTAAAACGTAACCGTGGTTCAATCGATAAACTTGTGGCAGCAGCGGAAGCTACAAGCAGTGGAGGTGGTAACAAATCGTTCAAAGATGAACGTATGTGGAAACCAACACAAGATAAAGCCGGCAATGGTTACGCAGTAATCCGTTTCCTCCCAGCACCAGAAGGACAAGATGTTCCATGGGTACAATATTGGGATCACGGATTTAAAGGCCCAACAGGTAAATGGTATATCGAAAAGTCGCTGACCACAGTCGGTCAAGACGATCCTGTCGGTGAAATGAATAGCAAGCTTTGGAATGCTACAGAAGATCCAAACTCATGGCAGCGTAAACAGGCACGTGAACAAAAGCGTCGTCTTCATTACGTATCAAATGTGTTGGTTGTTTCTGACCCATCCAATCCTGAGAATGAAGGTAAAGTCTTCATGTATCAGTTTGGTTCAAAGATCTATAACAAGATTATGGATGCAATGCAACCTCAGTTTGCTGATGAAGAACCAGTTAACCCATTCGACTTCTGGGGTGGAGCTAACTTTAAAATCAAAATCCGTAAAGTAGAAGGCTGGACCAACTACGATAAATCTGAATTTGATGCACCTTCTGAATTGTCAAGCGATGATGCATACCTTGAAGGCATTTATAACTCACTTCATCCAATTCAAGAGTTTGTTGATCCATCAACATTTAAATCATATGCTGAATTGAAAACTAAGCTTGATAGCGTATTGGGAACTCAGTCTGAAATGTCGATGGCACAACAGTCGCAGATGAACCAAGAAGCACCTGCGCCAATGCCACGTGAGCAAGCTCCTTCATATCCACAATCTATTGAGGAAACAGCATCAGCACCTGCTGACGAAGAGGAAGAAGTTGATACAATGTCATACTTTGCTAAATTGGCAGCTTCATAAGTTTACATGTAACCACGTTACAATGTGATGAAAAGCCGGTAGTCCTAGTGATTGCCGGCTTTTTAACGAGGACCACTAACTCCAAGGGCAAGACCCCCATCAAGTAAATCTACAGTAGCACCTCTTGGCATAACAATACCGGAGTTATTTGTTACTGTCGTACTATTATCGTTCATAGAGACGTTTCCGCCAGCCATTCTATTAATTCCGTCACGGATATCTTTTAGATGCCTTAACATTTCATCTTGTTGCATAAGCTCTGATGTTGATTCTGTTAATGTTCCGCCTGATCTTTTAACACCAGATTCTCCATTAACACCAAGTGCTATTCTTAATTTATTAACACCTTCTGATACCATTTCGATATTTTCTGGTTTAATATTCTTAAGCCCACCACCAAAATCAATCTTATCTTTACCAAAGGCTTTCCAACCTCTCGGATCAAATGGTTCAGGATTATCGCCAGTCAGGTGTGGCCACATCGAAAGAACACCACCTAGGTCCTTTACCATTTTTGATAAATTGGATGATGCTTTTTCGCCACTCAGATTTGATAAGTTTTGAAATGCCATAGCAAAGTCATTAATTGCATCACCAAACGATCCCATTTTTTCAATGAGAGATTGATCAACAGTTTTTATCGGCTCGAGTGCTCTGATAATTTGAGAGATTGCACCTTTGTCTTCACCTTCGCCGAAGTTGGTTCCAAATATGAAATTTACAGCGCCTTGGATTGCGGCCTTTGCATTTGAGTAGATATTACCAATCTCACCCAAACCCTTTGCACCGAAGAATGCTGCCATACCTTTACCGAGGCTATATAGTCCACCGCCAATTTTCTTATTGCTAATTTCAACAAGACGACCAATTGCATCTGGTGTGATTGCTAAGATTGAATCATTAAACATGCGCATAACGGATACAAATCCGTCACCACCAGTTGGTAGCTTATTAATTACATCAACAATCTTACCGCCCGCGGCAAGACCGATAAACAAACCAGAGATACCAGCACCAACGCCGGTCATAATTGCAGCAATACCAAGCGCGCCTCTGACGCCAAGCGCACCACCAGCCAATAGACCAGCAGCCGTTGACACACCAACAATAACAGCAAGAGCTTTTACAGATTTTTCATCTAAAACTCCCATAGAATCATTGAACATACTAAATGCAGATTTTAAACCACTACCATCAGCACCCGCAGTCTTTTGAAGCCATGTTATTCCTGCATCACCAGCAGCAAGACCTGTCATAAATCCAGCGATACCAGCGCCGATGCCTGTCATATTAGCTGCAATATTAGCTGCGGATTTTGGACCTTTACCTACAACAGCCAATCCAGTAGCAGCGCCTAAAATTCCAACCAATGCAGTTGCCGCAGCTGGTGTGAGCGCTCCAATTGAATCAGAGAAGCCAGTTAATATAGACTTCATTCCACCAAAGTCCATACTCATACCTAAAGCGGAAGCCCCTTCGATAAGTTGATCGCCTAGAAGTAAACCGCCTAGGAAGGCAGTGATACCAATACCCATAGCACCTAACGCTATAGCAGCTGATTTGCCGTCACCTTTAATTCCAGCCAGAGCGCTTATTCCCATAAGCGCGCCCATTACGGTTATAGCTTCTGGTTTCATTGACATAATCATGCCAGAGAATCCACCTAATGCAGATTTCATACCATCAAAATTTAGATCACCACCAAGAGCTTTTACGCCGCTAAAGACTAGATCACCAGCTAATAAACCACCGAGGAATGCGCTAATAGCAAATCCCATTGCGCCAAGACCTTTAGCTGCCTTTGTACCACCAACGGCAGAGATACCCATCATACCACCAAGAACCACTAATGCTTTTGGATCCATTTCAAGAATAATATTAGTAAAACCAATTGCAGCCTCTTTGAGTTTGCCGAAATCCATACTAACATCTAACCACTTCATTGCAGCATCACCAGCGATGAGACCACCAAAGAAAGCAGGAAGTGCTAGCCCTAATCCAGCAATCCCCGCCGCTCCGCCAAGCATTTTTCCACCAAGGCCACCTAACATACCACCTAATAAACCGCCAGAATTACCACCTGCTGCTGACGGCGCAGCAGATCTTATATTGCCCGCGGAAGCTCCAGAACCTTTATTATTTAAAAACTTTAATCGGGCCTTTTCATCTCGTTCAGCAGATGCAGTAATTTTATCGGCAATGCTTTGCATAACCGATTTAGTTTCTCGCTGCTCATCAACCATACTAATTAATGTATTGTTGATCTCTGTTAGGGTAATAGCCATGCGTTATCCTTGTTGCATCTGCTGTTTCTGTAGTTTCATATCCTCAATTAACATAGCAAGGTAGATTTCCCTCTCCCACGGAATCATCATATCCAGATCACTTAAAGAATAATGATGTTTTTCCATTAACTGGTAGTTGGACTGGTAATAATTCATTAGAGTTTCATGAGAAAGGTTTATTAAAAAAAATCTTGAATTCCTTGTAGTGTATAGTCATTCTCATGCTTGCATTTTTCACAGTTAAACTTAACAGCCTTTGATAATTTAGGTAGTTCTTCGACAAAGGTCATAATCTTTTTAAATTGATCACTATTCAAATTATCAAGAAAAATTGTTTTCTCTTCATCTGTTTCGTCATCAAACGTAATCGATTCATCTTCAGTAAGAAGTTTATCTAAACTTGCCATAGCCAAATCTAAAATAAGACCTGTTGCCGTGACCTTTTCTTCTTTTTGAAGAGATTCTAACATATGATTATATCTTGGGTATCTAAGCTTTAGTGTATATTTGTCGTTTAAAACAACATCTTCAATCTTATGTACTTCTGGTGCCGGAATCTCTTCTAGATTAACAGATACTTCGTTATCTGCTTTACACTCCTTACAGGATAGAATAATATTAGCTGATTCACCAGCAGATTTTGATCTAATTTTAGTAAAGATATATTCAACATCAAATGTTGTTAAAGAATTTGGATTAATATCTTCTTCTAAACATGATGAAATAGTATCAACCATTGCCTTGAGAATTAACTCTTGGTCTTGTGATTCCATAGCCATCAAAAGGATTTTTTGTTCTTTCACATAAAATGGTCTATAGAAAACTTCCCTTTTCATAGAGGGAATAGTTACTTTATATTTTGGTGATTCATTAATTTTAGGCAGTGCCATAGTGTAAGTGCTCCAATTATTTAATTCGCTTCCAATTTTGATATGAGAGATCAATGGAAATTTCTACTGTAGTATCGGTTGATGCATCTGCAAGATCAATTCCATTCATAGTGACTGGAAATGCATTTTCAAGTTCAACGCCATATATGGCATTTGCGGTTGTCGATAGTTCAATATCGACATTAAAATCAAGGCCAAAAAGACTAAAGTTACGATCAAAAACTTGAAAACTTTGGCCTTTTTTTAACTGATATATGTTCACGTTATACTTATATCTATCAGCATATGAAATCTGTTGTGTTCTTTGGTCAATAATAAGATTCTGCCAAAGGTCAAAATACTCTTTCGTTTTGTAATCATTTAAAACATGGAAGGATAATCCTATATCACCTACGGCGTATCCATATCCGATCTTTTGCTGCATGATACCAATTTGGCGGTCATGTGTAAGAATTTGTCTACCAGGAAGTCTTGCTACCCTACAAAGTGTATTTCTTTCCCGGCCTGTCAGAGAACTTCCAGGAATAGCGGGTAGCTGAACCAAGTATTGATTAGCTAAGGCTAATCCGCCTCCTGCACTTACGAAAGATTTTAATTCTTCGATACTAGCCATTCATTATGCTCCTAGAGTCTTTCCAAACTTGGGTCTTGGACGCTTTTTGGAAGTCTGCGGTTGGTAAGAACGTTGCAATTTCCCACTCTGGGGCTTCAACCAAAGCGAGTCTTGAACGAAGATGTTTTGAGAGATAATGTTTTACACATGGTTTGAAATATTTCATCTTTGCTGCTTTTTGTAGCATTTCATATGATAATTCAAACTTAGTAGTCTCATCGTATCTTTTATTATTTGTGATATTCATTAGCTCATCGAGGAATTTTGCTCTTAAGGCTAATGGAAGATAATGTAAGTTTAAACCTAAGAATCCGCCCTTGGCTGGACCTATCACGATTACAAGTGGAAAAGAGTCATAATATGGTAAGGTATCTTTATGTTTTGGATCATAGAAAAACATATACATGTTTCCTACACCATGACGGTTTCTTAACTTGATGGGTTCTTCTTTCATCAAACTATTACGGTCGACTTTGCCCATACCACCGGCTTTTTTACGAAACCAGTCACGGGACTCTTTTGTTCGCAAAGTTAGGCCCTTGCGAAATGCTTCAATTTCTAATTTATTAAATAAATTGCTCATGTATAATACCTGTTGTTCATAAGCATATTTATGTCTTTTTCTTAGGCTTTTTATATGGCTTCAACGGTTTTGTTGACTTAGGTTTAATACCCATTTCGTGTAGCGTGTCTTCTGTCCAGATTTGAAATCCCCAACCACGATCAGCTGCATAGTTTTGTGCCGCTGCCCATTTATTCATATTCTTTACATATGTCAAGCCTTCAGTGATATAGCGCTTTGTCTTTTTACCATTGAATGCCGGAGGTTTGGTTTCTTTATCTGGTTTAATTTCTACTAATACCGTTCTTCCATTTTTATATGTTATTTTTAAATCCATAAAATACCGATGATATTTTTTGTCTACCTCATACAGGTATGGTATAACAACTTCCTCGCTTGACCAGGATATTACTTCTGGTGCATCGTCACACCATTTAAAGCAATATTTTTCCCAAAGGGATCTATAAACGACTTGGGTAGGATCCCCAGAATATTTTTTAGGGTTTCTTACGGTATATTTTCCAGAATAGGCCATCATTTTCCGCATAAATAGTAATAAGAATTCCTAATATTTATAAGGTTTACAATGAGATATCCACTAAGCGATACAGAGCAATACAAAGGCAAGATCATATTCGCGCCTGTTCAGGAGAACTACATTGATGTGCCGAAAACTGCAACATCTACTGTATCAGAGGCGTCGAATGCTTTAAGCCAGTTTACCTCTGCCGCAACATCAACCGGATCCTTATCCGATACATTTGGAAGTGGAAACTCATTCACGCAAGCCCCACCTAAGAAACAAGTGAGTAGGCTAGCGCCTTCCGGGCCAGTTACACTATATCTTCCTCAAGCAATTAACGTAGCAGATCAGGTAAGTTATGGTGAGCGAATCGACTTAGGTACGATTGGTGCTGTTGGTGCCGCAGCATTAAAATCTGGCAAAAGCTTGCTTGGAAGTGTATACGATGCTGGCTCAGAAACGGGCAAAAGCATGATGGACTTTATTACAAATCCATCAGGAATGCGAAGTGAGCTGGCATCACTGGCTGCAGTCAGACTTGCTCCAGGTGGGGTTGCTTCTGGCGCAGCAAAATCTGTATTAGGTGTAACTGTTAATCCGAATACAAAAGCGCTGTTCCGCGGCGTTGAGCTAAGAACATTTACATTTACATTTAAAATGATTGCATCTTCAGAGGCAGAGGCACAGTCAATTGAAGATATTGTTAAAGCATTCAGAACAGAGCTATATCCCGAAACAATTAATGCAGATCCAGAATTTTTTAATGTGCCTATTGGTTATCACTTCCCGAATAAGTATAGAATTACAATGATGTATAATGGTGAAGTTCTTCCTATTAGATTTTTGGATTCAAACCTTCTCTCAGTTCAAACAACCTATAACCCATCAAGTATGGGCTGGCACTATAATGGTAAACCTTCAGAAGTTGATTTGACCTTAGCATTCGGCGAACCAAGAACACTATCGAAACAAGATATCGCGGATGGTTACTAATGTATTTCAGCAATTTTACAAAAACACCATATAAATTTGGTGACGAGACATACAGCACTCAATTTCAGAATATTCTTACGTATGTTGATATTATTGATGATATCAAAGACAACCTAGATTTCTATGAGATTTACACTATTCAGAATGAGAGACCGGATCAGCTTTCATATAAATTGTATAATACCGCAGAATTTTATTGGACATTCTTTTTAATGAATGACCACATCAGACGTCAAGGCTGGCCAATGGTTGGTCAACAGATTGAAGCAAGAGCAAAAGAGGTTTTTTCTGGTACCACTATTACGACAAAAGATCCACTCCAAAATGTTTTTGCGCTTGGTGAAACTGTGATTGGTGTTACAAGTGCTGTAACAGGAATAGTATCACGAAGAAACGCAGACTTAGGTCAAGTTATCGTTAGGGGGACAAAGGCATTTAGAACGGGTGAACTTCTAGAAGATCAGAATGGTAATCGTATTTTAATTCATTCTGTTTCAGAGGAATACAACTCAGCGAAAATGTATGTCGATGGTGACAGACTTTATGCTGATATTGATCCGTCAGTTGGGCCTGGTGCGTTAATCACTGAAATAACATACATGGACTTTTATAAAGAAGAAAATGACAAACTAAAAGAAATTCGAGTAATCAAGCCGACGGCAATTAATTCTGTTGTGTCTGCATTTAAAGAAGCGGTGCGTAACGCATAATGTCTGAAGATAGATTAATCATAGAAAAAGCAATTATTAGCGATCCTGAAAAATTGCTAGTATTCGAGATTGAAAATATCATTACTGATATTGAAATTTTTGAACATATAGACAAACCGTATTTAACCGGGCTTGTTAGCTTTCTCGACACTGCAGGAATATATGATAAGATTAAGTTTAGAGGTGTTGAATCCTTCTATCTTGCATTAAGATACCCAGAAGACGAAACAGCAACAGTCAACAGGAACTTTATCATTAGTGGTATCGTCGATGCTGCAAAGAACAATGATAAAAGTGAATTAATTACATTTCAGATGGTTGAAGAAAGCGCTTTCATATCAACATTCCTGAATGTAAATAAAGCATATGAAGGATCTGGTCGTGAGATTATCGAAAAGATTTTCCTCGATCACTTTGATGAATATTCTCTGAGCGACGCAGATGAAACTGAGCAAGAAGCAACGCTTAAAGTTGTGGTTCCAAATATGACTCCAATGGAAGCTTGCAATTGGATTAAAGATAGAACGACTGACTTTTTTGGTTCGCCCTTTTACTTATTTTCTACCCTTGGTAACTATAACAAAGTTCATTTTCTTTCCTTATCAAAAATGCTTAATCAATCTGGTGGTAATACAGAATACGTTTACAGCCAAAATGCAACAGGCACTCAGAATAGAGAAGCTAAAAAATATATCATTCAAAACTATCAGACACAAGCAGCGCCGAATATTAGTAAGATCATTTCAAAAGGTCTCGTAGGCGCAGAGTATAGTTTCTGGGATACTACAAATGCTAATCCCAAACCGATGATATATGATGTTATTAATCAGTTTGCTCTTACATCTAATCTAGAGCCCGAGTCATTTGTTTTTAATACAAACTATGCATATAAAAATCAGAAGTTAAATAGGATCAAATCCAGAAAAATATATAATATTGCATCATCATATTCATATAAAAACCATCAGTCTTTTCGAGAGCCTGGTTCTTGGAATAATAACGTGAATGCAAGAGCATTGCGTCACATTATCACAAGTAATGCTATAGATATATCTGTACCTGGAAGAAATTTTCTTGTTGCAGATTCAAATAAAACTCTAGGCAATATTATTAGATTGAGATTTTTGAATAACGATATTGGCGATGATGGAACAGATATAAGTCAATCGACTGACCAAATGAAGTCAGGCAAGCATCTGATTTATGCAGCAAGGCATATTATCAGAAAAGAGAGATATGATGTTACATTTAGTTGCGTTAAGTTAGAGAACACAAAATGAGTTTAAAAACGGTAAATGACGGATATTACGGCGATGAAACTCGTTGGTTTGTTGGGGTTGTACAAAGCACTAATGATCCACTCACACAAGGGCGAGTAAGGGTCAGAATTTTTGGTGTTCACTCTGCAAATATAAAAGACATTCCAGATGAGGCCTTACCTTGGGCACAAGTGGTTGCACCTATAACACATGGCGGAACTTCAGGTCTTAATGGAACTCCAGTCGGCATCAAACAATATGCTCAAGTATTTGGTATATTTCTTGATGGTAAACATTCTCAGCTTCCTCTCGTACTGGGATCTATTCCAAAGGTGGAAGGCCCCAATCCTTCAGTGTCGGGTGGACGTGGGCTTAATAATCCTGTTCCTGGTATGGTACAACCAGTGTCAAATGGTAAAGTACATTACAGCGGAACAAGGCCCGCGACTCAATATAACTTTGAGGGAGGATCAAATGTTGAAAAAGTTTATAACCTATTAGAAGAAGCTTTTAGAACAGATTTTAAATATTCAAACTCAAAGGAACTTGCTGCAGGATTTGTTGGCAACTTTATGACAGAATCTGGTCCTAAAATAAATCCTATGGCATATAATAAAAAGGGTGGCGGTACAGGTGCTCATGGTATTGCACAATGGCGCAGGGAAAGATATGACAATCTTTTGGCTTTTGCCGCGGCTGAAAGGGCAGAACTTTTTACAGACGAGGGAGGATATAAAATGCCTGATCTTAGAATGCAGGCAGCATTTGTCGTTCACGAACTAAAAAGCGATGTAGGGGGGCTCAGATTATCTAAATGGGGGCCCGAGGCAACAACGGCGAGACACGCGGCAGATAGGGTTGAAGCTTACTATGAAGTTAGTGAATTCTCGGTTGCAATGTGGAAAGGCGATCAGAGGTGGCAAAAGGCGCCGTTTTCTGTTAGGGTAAATAGTGGTCGCGATGATGTTGGCCACTATGGAAGAAGACTAGCATATGCAGCTGATGCTTTTAATTCATTTGCACACAAAGTATCATCTGCTCCTGTTTCGCCACCATCAAATGCACAATAAGGTTAAATAATGTCAACATTCTTTAAAGGTCAACTAAAGAGTCAGTTAGGCGGTATCAAAGCGCAAATCAATACACCAGATATCCTTTCTGGTTTAGATGAAGCTCAGCGTGGATTTGCGTCTCTTAATACAAGTGTTGTTGGTAGTGTTGTTGGTCAAGTCAATAATGGCGTCAAGTCGTTAAGCTCAATCACTGGGGATTTTCCTATTGCTGATGTTTCGACTAAGCTTAAGATCGAACTCAAGAACGCTACGACTGTTCCACAAAATCTGCAAAGTGCAATGGGCAATCTTCAAAACGCTCCCGCAGAGTTAACAGAAAGTTTGTCTGGAGTTGGGGATAAAGTCAAAAAAGAACTTAGCAGCTCTGAAAACGATATCGCAAATTCATTGACAGGAACTACTGTGGCACCTACATTTAATAACATATGCGTTGCATTACCAACAGCGGCAGGAATTGCAGCTGGTATGGCAGCATTGTCTCCCGAAATTACGTCTAACGATATAAAAGGAACTATTGAATCGGCGGTGAGTGATTTTAATCCAGCACTCAAAGCAGAGTTACCGCAGATTGACGATTTCTTGTCAGGATCAATTAATCTTAAAATCGATGCTGATTTATCAAAACTTACTGATGGTATTACATCTGGTATTGGTAACGTTCTCGGTAGTATTACTGGTTTGCCTATACTTGACACACTTCACAAAATGAATAACTCAGTATCACAGATTTCAACAGGATTTAATCTGCCGGCGAATTCATTTTCTAAAAATGTAGCTGCAGACGTTCTCACAGCATTTTCTAATAATGATTTCACTGGTGCTTTTGACGCAATAAAGGATCAAGCGATAGGATTAACTTTTAGTGAAATCGAAGATAAACTTGGCGGATTTCAAAATGCTCTTGGCAGCGTTGCATCAATGTTGAATTCGTCGCCAACGGCTAACGGCGCAATCGTATCTACAAATCCAATTTCAACAATGGGTAATACGACAGTGCCGGAAACAACAATCAACAGCCTTGAAGAGTTTACTGTTGAACTCGCAAGTAACTCACGTGCTGTTGATAAAGTTGTATTTTACTGGACGGCCGCGACGCTGAATCCTGATTATAGACTTAAGGATAGATTAGATTACAAAGAAGGTCTTGGTTATCCGCGTGACCCAGAATGGCACTATTATATTTGGGGTGATGGAACTATCGAACGTGGTATTCCTATCGGTAAACCTGGACCAGATCCTGACATAACGTCACCCAATAGTATTGATATTATCGTTGCTGGTGGTTCATTCGACGATGGTGTAACATATACACAAGATGCCGTCACACCTCAAACAAAAGAATCAACAAAGAGACTTATCGCAACGATATATAACGTATATCCTGGAATAAAAATGATTAATGCAGCTGAATATCCTGATTATGAGGGATGGGAAGAAGCCAATCTGCTCGCACCTGGTTTTGATCTTGATACATTCATTGAAAACAAATTGGGTAAAAGTAACGTTAAACAACCTGTAATACAAAAACCCGCAACTAATAAAGACCTTGGTCTACCTACTGGCGGAGGCGTTAAATATGGTAATAAAAATGCAGGAAATCCACGGCCTTTAAATATTCAACCCCAACTAATGGCAATACTCGAAGGTGCTCATAGAGCAACTGGATTTACGATGGTTATTACAAGTGGTGGACAGTTGCCTGGACAGGGAACAGGTTCTGTTAGACATAATTATGGTTGGGCTGCAGATTTACGAGTTTTTGATGCAAACGGCAACAGAGTAAACTTTGGGGTTAATAATCCCCCACCGGACGTTTTAAACTTTGCTAGATATTTGGCAAGCCAAGGTATTACTGGAATGGGCGCTGGTCCTACATATATGGGGGGAAATCTACACGTTGATATGGCGTGGGGAAGAAATCCGGGAACAAGCTCTTCCAGAAGATGGGCTGACGCCAAAAAAGGCGGAACAGATAGAGCAGCGCAGTGGCTAAAAGATGTAATGAGATATAGAGACAACACATGAGCAATAGAATTGATAATTTAGATCCCCGTAATGCCGGTTCAGGAAATTTAGCTGCTAAATATCCTAAAGAGTCCTATGAAAATGCATCATCTTTAAATCACTCTGCAAAGCAAAGTGTTTCTATAAATGAGTTAAATATTCCAGGAACTGTTGCAGGAGTAGACTTAAGCAAATATCGTGGCGGTATTCAATCTGAATATCCGCTTAACCAGGTTATTGAAACTGAGAGTGGTCACGTCATTGAATATAATGACAGCACAACAACTCCTAGAATTCTAATTAAACATGCTGATGGTTCTGGCGTTGATATGCGTCCAGACGGTAGCATCATTGTCGTTGCACAAGGTGACGGATTAGTAGAAGTTGTCACAGGTGGCCATAAAATGGTTATCACTGGTGATGGGCAACTTAATTACTCTGGTAATCTCACGTTGAATGTCGGCGGTGATTTTAATGTGAACGTTGGTGGTTCGTATAACGTCCAAGCAAAAGACGAAACAAAAACAATCAAAGGTCCGTCAAGAGACTTGTATTACGGAAGCAAATACACATCAATTGTTGGTAGCAGACAAGACACATATACTGGAAGCTATACAAATACTACAATGGGAAGTATTACGCAGTTCGCAAAAGTAGATTACAAACTAGCAGTTGGTGGTAGTGCTACTGTTGCAGCAAAGGGCGCAATTGCAACTACATCTGAAGCACAGATTGTTCAATCTGCTCCCGACATTAATATCGCTGCAGAAAGCATTTCAGTGTTTGGCTCCTCAGGTAACATCGGCGGTGAAAATGTTATTATGCATAGTTATAACTCATATGTTGGGCACAGCTTATGGGCTGGGGAAACTGTTAATACGAAAACAGTTACTGGTACACAATCAGTGAATGCTGTTACGTTGAGTGGATATTTCGTAGGAGATCTTGAGGGAACTGCCCAAACATCTGCTGGCTCATCTTCATTCACTTCGCAAGGTCATTCCGCTGATGCATCATTTGATACAACAGGTCAAACAGCAAAAGCAACAACTGCCGTTATGACTGAATATCTGACAAAGGGCGCATACGGCATTAAGAAGGTTACAATTGATAAGGGCGATCATCTTAAAAATGCATTTGATAAATCAGCTGATACTGGATACGTTTCCAGAGAAACTTTGACAACACAAGAAGTTCGTGCGAGAAAAAGAGATACTGGCCACCACACAAATCAGAAGTTTAATAATTATCAGGTATCTACTGGTAATATGAACCCTAAACATTCTGATACAGTTCCGGCCGAAGTTATCGAAACACGTGATCCTAAACAGCTTACAGTGACACCAAGAACAACAGTTTCAAGTTCGAGTGACCCAAAAGCAAGAGTCATTGCATCAGTTAATACACAAACTGCTATTGTTCCAGACACACAATATGATCCAAATGGCGTTCTAAATGTTACTTCAAGCACATTGCTTGCGGCAGGCATTTCATTAAGTCAGTTCTTATATGGCAAAGGCGATCCAGGAAAGCTTGATCCTTCTAAAACATTGAATGAAAAAATTCAGATGCTTAGAAATCTATATCCACAAGCAGAGTTTGTAAGCAGAATTCGAAAAGATAAAGAAGAGTTTAAGGGATATAACCTTGAAATCGTCGAAGGCGTCTATATGAAAAATGACGTTGAGGTTTTAACAGCAGGAAGCGTTCTTGATTTAAGAACAAAAGGACGAGCAGTTGTATACGAACTAACTGGGCTAGATGGTGTTGTTGATACTGATAAAACATTTGAACTTGCAACTTGGATTGTAAAAAATATCAAGTTTGAAAAAATGATTCTTGACTATGATACGTATGATCCATCTGGCGATTTAAATGTTCAGATTGTTCTTATTATGCCTTCTATACCAAAAGACTGGAAAGCAACTTATGATATGACTGTTGAAACAGTATTTAATGGTAAGGTTCAAGGTAAAGAGATTATGATGCTTGCAACTGAACCTAAAAATGAGCCATCGGCAGAAGAATCAGTTGAGGAAACTGGAGAAAACGAAAGTGATGACGGTCAAGAACCTGATGAAGAAGCAGGCAATGCATATCCGTTTATTCACCCAGAAGATCAGACCGAGCAGGGCCCAATTCACACATTTAATACTGGTGATTCTAGGGTTGATTACAAAGGTAAATTCAAAAGGCCATTCAACCTACCAGCCAAGGAAGGCGATTATGTTATCACAAGAACCAATGACGATAACGGCGAGATCTTCATCTATGTGTGGCAGGACACTGATAAGTTCTGGTTCCCGTTCACGATTCCTAGCTTTAAAGCTGATGGCGGCGAAGTTCCATTTGAAAACCTAAACTTTATTAAGAGATACCCATCTTAAAACTATATAAATACTTCAAAGGTTAGGAAGTAACATGGCTAGAAAATATTTCTCAATAGAGGATGGTGATCTACAAACTAGAAGTCTCGTTACTTCTAGAAATAGACTATATTCAGATATTGATTTAACATTTGCTAAAAAAGCATCTGGTGACGTATATAAGAAAAATGATGCAGCTGCAGTAAAGCAAGCGATTAAAAACTTGTTGCTTACAGACTTGGGTGAAAAGCCATTTAATCCATACTTTGGTGGTGGCTTAAATGCACTACTTTTTGAATTAGCTGATGATGAAAGTAATGTTCTGATCGCTGATCAAGTTGCATTTGCATTAGAAAACTTTGAACCAAGAGCTAAACTGATTTCGGTTTCGCCCAATGTTCAACCAGACAGAAACACAGCAAGAGTCCAGATCGTATTCCGAATTATAAATACGTCCGAGGAAGTGACTTTTGAAACAACAATTACAAGGCTAAGATAATATGGCAGTTAGTATTAAATCAACAGACCTTGATTTTAATAGAATCAAAGAGCAACTAAAAACACACTTTCTTGCCAGTGATGAATTTGCTGACTACGACTTTGAGGCTTCTGGTCTATCGAATATCCTTGACGTTCTAGCATATAACACTCACTATAATGGTTTGATTGCAAACTTTGCATTAAATGAGTCATTTCTTACTACAGCCCAACTGAGAAGTTCCGTTCTTGCTATTT